GTAATGCTTTATTTTCATCAACATACCAAACAGCGTTAGTGTATTCTGATAAAGTTCTTAATGCTCTATCGCCATTAACATAGTTAAATATCATTTTATCTACAGTTGCTAAATCATCTATAGTTCCTGCTGTAATACCTTCTGCACTAAATACATTAGATATAAGGTCTCTTACAATTGCTCCAGCTGTTTGTGCTGTGTAACCTCTAGCAACAATTCTTTTATCTATAAAAAAGTGATTGTCTGTACATTGAAGCTTCCATATACGTGTAGTAGGACTTAGCAGCTGCGCTACTGGCTTTATAATTACTCCACTAAATGCTACATGACCGTTTGTATCTGTTATAGATACTGATTGATACGGCTCAAAACTAAAGAATGAGCCACTTGATTTGTCATCAAATATATGTATGATTGCATCTGACCTTCTTTCAGCATTGTCAGTTATTGATACTTTATTTTCTAACGCATCGTAGTTTACGCCACCGATAGTTACTGTAATGCTCATTAGAGTACTCTAAATCTATTTCCGTTTTGCAATCTATCGTTTATGTCAGCAAGTTGTTTGTCTATTCTAGCTTCTGCGTCTAAAGAAGGGTCTATGTTTACAATTACATTTGGCGTGCTGTTACCGCCTAAAAATTGATTTACAGCAGAACTGCGTAAAGCACTTTGGTCAAAAGAATCTAACATAGGTAATATATTTTTTGCAGCACTGCTTAACGCTAAGTTTTCAGTTGTTGTTAGATTTATACCACTATCTGTTTGGACAGTTGGTCTATTAAGAAAAGCACCGCCGCTCCCGCCTATTTTGTCAATACCTGTTTCGGGCGGTCTATCTCCAGCACCACTGCTGTCGTCACCACTACCGCTATTATTACCGCCAGCGTTTTGTCTTTCAAATTGTTTAAATGTTTGCATATTTAGTTGTGCTTGCATAAACGTATCTGTTATTCCTAAATCTTTAAATATTTTACTAACACCAGCATCTGTAATACCAAGTGTCTCTGCTAAAGCTTTTCTTGCTTCGCTTGAGACACCTCTGTCTTCTGCAAAAGCCATTGCAGACTGTACTGCTAATCTTGCACTAGCTAGTTCTAATTGTTCTTCAGTCGTATCTATTTCAGCTTCATTAAATGCAGTTCGTTGTTTACCTATTGCTGCATCAATTTTTTGTCTTGCTTGTTCTGCTGATATGTAGGCTTGCGTAGCTTGTGTAGATGTAGCAACAGCACTAGCTAAATTCTTTTGTACGTTTGCTAGTTCTAGTGTTACATCTTTTGATGTAGCCTGTTCATTTTTTAATGTTCTTAATCTTAGCTCTGCTTGTTTTATTGCTAAGTCTTCCCTTGCAGTTGCTTCATCGCCCATTTCATTTTTAGTATGTATTGCGTCAGCAACATCTAATTCTGCTACAGCTATTTCTAGTTTTAAATCTAAACCTTTTTGTTGTTGTGTTAAAAGCATTTCTTCTTGTTTACGCAATGCTGCTATCTGTGCAAGTTCTACTTCAGTTTGTTGTTCACCAACACCGCGTTCAGCATTTACTATTTCCATAATCTTTGCACGCTCACGGTAAAGTTCATTTAACTTGTCTTCTTCAACTTGTTGTCTTTTGACAATTTCATTAGCGTTTGTTACTGCTGTAACTAAATTCATTAATGCAGTTACTGCTTCGTTTTGAATACTTAGTGCATCTAATTTAGCTTGTGTGTTTTGTTGTACTACTAAAGTATTTTTACGTATCTCGTCAGCCTCTTCTTCAATTGCCTCTGCACTGTCATAAGTACCATTAACAAATTCATCTTGTGACCTAGCATAAGCATATTGTGCGTAACTCTGAGCAATAAGGTCTTGTTCTAGTTGTACTATTTCATCATCTAGTTCTTTGACTGCATCTGCTTGTATATAAGAGTTATATGCAGCAGAGTTACCAGCTTGTATGTTTTCTTTTAAGACACGTTTAGAAGCTATTAATGCTTCTGTCTCAGCTCTTTTAGCGTCACTAAATCCATAAGCAGCATCTGTTGCTGCATCTAAGGCTTCTGATTCATCTATACCTAATCCTGCTGCTTCAGCCATTGCAGCATTCATTGCATCTTGTTTTGGTATACCTGCGGCTATTGCTTCGTTTAGTCTAAAAATAACACCTTCTAAAGTTTCAGCAGAACGTAGTTCAGCTTCTTGTGCAGTAGTCATTATGCCAAAGTTATTAGCGACCAAAGTAATTACAAAACCTAAAGCTTCGAGTATTGGTATTAAAGTATTTTCTAATATTGCACCAATTACTTCAAGAACAGCCTTTAATTGAACACCCATAATTGCTATTAATACATCAAATATTGGCATAAGTGCAGAAATTAAAACCATAAGAGTTGATAAAGCTGGCTCTAAAGCTCTAACAAAAGTCTCGACTAAATTAGCTACAGTACTGGCAACTTCTTTAAAAGCTGGCATCATACTTCTTACAACTGGGATTAGTTCTGCAAAAGCTGGTAATAGAGCTTGACCAACTTCTGTTTTGGCTTCTTTAAACTCTGCCTTTAAACTTCTCATTTGGTTAGCCGCGCCTTGCATTTCTCTTGATAACTGACCTTTAATGTGACCCATTTTTTCTTCGACTAACATAAGGCTGGCGGCAGCTTTTTCTTGGTCTGTTAATTCTTTGACGGCTTCTTTGCCTGTCATGTTCATGGCTTTTTGTTCAATCTCTACTTGTCGTAGAACGATACCCATACTCTTAAGCATCTCACGCTCTCCAGTTAATGCTTTGGTTATGGCTTGAGCGGGAATTACAGCTCCTTCTTGAATGTTCATAAAGGCTGCAAGGTCACCCGAAAGATTCATTATGTTTACAGACATTTCGGCTGCTGCATCTGAAGTGAAACCCATACCTTGTATAATCGAACCAGTTACAGCCATTTGCTGTTGCATCTCGGCTCTTGTCATACCGAAAGCATGTGCCATCTGATTTACAAATCTTGTTACTTCTTGTGTTGCTCCGCCGAATGTAATCTCGAACGCAGCTGCGGACTCTTCAGCTTCTAGGGCTAAGTTTGCCATCTCCATTGTTAAGTCTGCTAAAGCTTTACCTACTGCAATTACTGCTCCGACTTTAAAAGCTGTACCTATTTTTTTACCGAAGTTCTCCATAGGTGTCGTAGCTTTTTGTATTTCTTTACGACCTTTTGATACTTCTTTTTCAAACTTATCAGCAGCTTTAGTACCTTTACCGAATGCTTGTTTGGTCTCATCTCCAAATTCATCTGCGGAGTCGGCAGCTCTTTCTAATGTTTTTTTAGCTTCCTTTAATGCAGACGAAAAGTTTTTGTCATCAACTGTAAGAATTGCGTTTAACTCTCCTACTGTTAATGCCATTATCTATTCCTCTTTAAACTGTTGTCGTAAAAACAAATCCAGTTGTTTATCTGTGTCAATTTGGCTCTCGCCACTTTGTAATTTAAGTTGTTCATTTCTTATCAATTCTACAGTAACACTTGCACTGCTTAGACAATTGTACAACAAAATGAACCTACGCCATGACATGCCGTCTTTAATCTTAGTCATTAAATCTATACGATACTCACGTTGAAAGTCAGCTTCTAATAAGTTCCAGTTATCAAAAAACTTAGTTATTTGTCCTCTGCGGGTTTCTCTTTCGAGTCTGCTTTCAATGTCGCTTTTGGGTCAGAACCACCACCAGTTAATCCGTATATCTCTAAAACATAGCTTAAAATATCGTTTAATTGTGGTAGTGATATACCCTGTTCTAGCCAGTCTTCAATAACAACTTTGCCAAATAAAGCATTTAATAAAACACCCATGTCAGCTGTTGTTAAATTATCCTCGCTGCCTTTACGACTTGAAATCTTAGTGACTTCTAACATAAAAGCAGCGGAGACTGAAGCTGGTAAATCGTATTCTTTATTTCGGATTTTGACCTTTATAGGCTCATCTTGTTGTTCAGCCCACGCTGCATCAAAATCTTTAAATTGTCCGCTCATACTTTACCTCTCTTATGCGTCAGTATATGTGACTGCGCCTGTTGCTCTAATTGTCGCGCTCCATGTCATTACGTTGTTGACATCGCCCGATAGAGTAAACACTGTAGTACCTTTAAAAGATATAATCGAACCACCATTAGTGGTTAGTTTATAGTCAATCTCAGTATCGCCTTTACCATTATCATAAAGCATTTCTAGTCCGTCAGAGACAGCGCCTGTAGCGTCATCTTCTAACCAAAAACCATTAAGTGTAAACTCAATTGCTCTTCTTATTACTTTGTGTTCGGTGGCTGTACCACTAGCGAAATCCGTTACATCAGCATCAGTTGGACTGTTCGACATTGAAAAGTCGGTTATTCCTAAAACAGCGGTAAATGTTGAACCACCGTCTGTAGAAGCCATCCATGAAGCAGTTTTTGCTGCTACTTTAGCTTGTGCCATTTCATTCTCCTTTAGTTATCTAACTTCTGTTAGTACTTGTATCATAGACTTCAATTTGAAAATTGACTGTCCATTCGTGTCTGCCATTGTCATCACGTCCAATGTCAATTGGTGTGTTTTGAGCAGTGACTTTTATAACACGACTACCACTAGATATTAGCGTAGTATTTGTAAGTCCTAACAACTCATCAAAAATTTCTTTAGCTATATTGTAGCTAACTCTTGGGTCTCTTGTGCCTCTTACTCTGCACTGTACATTTATGTCATTGTATGCGTGTTTATCGTCTGCAATGCCACCGTACTCTGAAACCATAACTACTGTATCGGGGCTATTAGGCATAGTGCTAATAAAAACATTTCCTGTTACACCGCTTGTGTCAAAACTACAATTTGTAACATTATCGCCTATCCACTCGGCAACTTCAGCTGCTAACATTATAAAGTTCCTTTCAATACACGACCCATTATCTCTAAAGCTTTTTTTGAGTTTTGTTGTAGTGGTAATTCTAAATACTTAGCTATACGACCTTCGGCGTGACGATAATCTAATTCTTCGTGCTGTCTAATTGCATAAGGTGTGTCATAAGACACGTAACCTGTTTTACCGTCAGCTGCAATTGTTACTTGTGCGGACTTCTCCATCATGCCAGTGTCTTTTGGCGCAACCTTTACTGATTCTTGTTTTATAAACTCTAATCCTAAAGTAATAGCTTTTTCATTAGCAGTCATTACTTTCTTTTTGACATCATCTCCGAACCAGTTTACGTTATAGTATTTAGCCACCTGTATCAACTCCTAAATCAGCTTCGATGTGACTTATGTTACTAAGTCCATATACTTTATTTACAGCAAGTACATAATACGTAACTGTGTCAAAAATTATTTTGTCTCCTACTTCTAATGTTTGGTCTTTCTCAATAAACAATTTACCGCTTGCTATTGTTTCATTACCTTCATCTGTTGATACTCTTGATTTAGACGGTTCAAATCTGCAACGTATTGATTCGCTAGTGTCAAATACTTCTCCATAAGCGGACATACCCTGTAGTGAACTTCTCGTTGCTGTTTGTTGCAGCAGCGGACTTATCATACTCATTATTCGTATACTTGGTCATCAGAAATAGCTTTAGGTAAGCTATCGTCATAATTATAAAAGACTGCACTCCTGTAACCAAAGAAACCGTAATTGACCATAAGTCTTTTAGCTCTTGGCGCTAATATATCGGGGTATTTATCTAAACTTAATCCGCCTAGTTGGACAGAACCAGTTAACTCTAATTTGTCAAAATCTTCTAAGCCAAGTTCAACCATGTATTCCATTTGAAATGCTGTTGCATCTCTTAGTATGTCATGTACATCGTCATTAGTAGGATTACCGCTTGTATCGACTTTAAATGCAACGTTTACGTGATAATCAATTATATCTGAAGCTAGTTGCAGCTTTTGCGTTGTCACTGAATCTGTAGAAAATGACCTGCCAGTTGCAGTATCATATTCAGCAGTAGTACAGTAACTAGGTCTTAAGTAGACTTTGTTAACCATTTATTCTTCCTCTAGTGTTTTTAACTTTTTTTGAGTTGTTCTTCTGTTACCTGTTTTAGTTTTCCATGCTCCGCCTACTGCATCGGGTGGTTCAATGGCTTCTATCTTTTTACGCATTGCTTTTGGTATGCGTGTGTCATCCTCAAAAAAAATAGCTTCGCCATTTAACATATACCAACTCATAGTTACTCTTCTTCTATTTTTGGTGTTGCTTTAACTTTTACAGATTCTTTAATTGGGGTGTAACCCCATTTTGTCGCTTGGTCATCTGTAAGGTCTTTATAAATTACACCGTCTTTATCTTTATAATCCATGAGATAACTTTAGCATACAAAAAGAAAAGACCCACCGATTAAGTGGGTCTTAACTATGAAACTATTACTACTTAGATAGCAGCAATATTAACGATTTTACCGTGTGCGTTAGGGTTACCGTATTTCAATCCAACTTCTCCGTAGATTTGGAATTTTTCTGAAGCTCCACCTTTTGAAAGTGGTTCAACAAATAAGAATCCCTTGTCTGGAATGTTCATGAATACTGGTGCGCATAACTCGGCTGATACAACATAAAGTTGTTGTGTGTTAACGTGTCTGTTCAACAATACGTTTACTTTACCGAAGTCAGTTTCGATTGTTGTTACGTTTACACCAGCTACGTTACGTGATTCTTCACGATAGTTTTTGTCAGTTACAAATAATTTTGTAAGCTGTCTTTTAACATTCGCGTTACACATAAGTGTTGCTGTTTCCGATACTTGGATTCCGCCGTTTTCCCATACTGCTTGCATAAGGTCTAAGACTTTATCTTCAGTAAGGACAGCATCTGCCATGTCTGCACTATTGCCCGCAGCATTAGCAATACCACGAGTTTTTCTCGCAGTAGTGTTATCTGTTGGGTCGTTAAATGCGCCTTCTAAGAATGATTTTTCAGCGTCTCTTGCAATTTGCTTAAGCATTTGCTCAACTTGAAAGTCCATTTCGTTTGTTACTGGATTATCTCCAGCTATGTTTTCTCCGCTATAAGCTCCGATGGCTGCCATCTTGCTGTAAGAAACCTCGATGGATTCTTGCATGATTTGACATACATTGTAGTAGTTAGCTCTAACTCTTGATTCGCTTGTAGGTGCATCTGCGCCTTCAAGTGCTGCATTATCTACAGCTGCGGCTCTTAAGTCATAAGCTTGCCATTGGAATGAAGGACTAGAAGTAGCTTCGCCACCACTAAGTCCACCAATTAAGCTAAGGAACGGAGTATCACTTGGGGTCAACTCGAATAAGTCACCTACATAGTTAGGTAAGTTAAAAGTCTGACCTTGCCCTGTAATTCCTGCCATTTTTGGCTATCTCCTTTTTGATTTAATAATCAACTTGTTAAATTAATACTTTTACTGTTGCTCTTTGGTCATATCGTATAACCTAGAACTTTTTAGTCTTCTTGCTTCTTTAAAATTTTTATCTGCTTCAAGTTGTCTAATTCTTGATTCAGTGTCAAGTGGCTGTGACTCATTAGACATATCACTTCCACTCTTCTTGACTGTAGGCGGCAAGTCAGATTTAAGAACTGGCTTTACTTCTATAGCTGCTTTAATCTTTTCAGATAATTTAGCCTTAAGGTCGGGGTCGTTAGCATCCATTTCTGAAAGCTCGCCCTTCGCCATTAAGTAAGACCAAGTAAGCTCGTCATCTGCTCCTTCAGTCGTTACAACGTTGTTAAATGCTTGCATTAACTTTAGATTTTTATTTTCGTCTTGAAGTTTTTGTACTTCTTCCGCTAAAGCATCTGCATTATTCGCATTATCTTCTTCAACAAAACCTAAAGCTTTTCCTAGATTTTGAATTAGGTCATCGTATTTACCTTCGACCTCGTTCTTTTCTACTCGAAACTTTGCGGCTTCCTTGTTAGCTCTTTGTATTCGCTTATCAAGTTCATCATCAGTGAGATTGTCGACTACGACATTTTCTTCTGACTCTGTAACTGTTGCTTCTTCCTTCGCAGAATCTGCAACGCTATCTACATTGCTATCTTGCACTTGTTCAGCTTTTTCTTCTGACATATCACTACTCCTGTTAGTTGTTTATTACATCGAACCTGTCGATGTAGTGCTTACTGATATAATAGACCTAATAGTGTAATTTATAAGAGTTTTTGGGCATATTTTTATTCCAGCAGTGTTTGGATTCGTACCAATGTCTTTTTGGATTAGTGTCATTTCTTAATAACCAACTTGTCATGTATGTAGAGTCATAAGCACTGGTTACATCAAAATCTTCGTTAAGTTTTTCTTCTAACCAATTCTCACTTCGTCTTACGTATTGCCATATACCTCTTGCTCCAGTTACAGATACGGCATCAGTTCGTCCGCTAGATTCACAAAAAGTTGTACCTATAGCCCAAAGATATTCTTTTTCGGGTAAGTACAACTCGAATGCGTGATGGTGTTCAACAGTAACTTCAGCAGCTTGTTGATACCATTTACATGTTTGATAGTCCGAAAGAGTGGCGGGGGTTAAAGCCGCCATCCCTATCAGACATTCAATTATGATGGATTTCTCATTTCGATTCTCCATGTTCTAGTATTTCTTTTGTACTTCTAGGTTTGTTTGCAAATAATAAAGAACCGCTTTTTTTTGGAGCTTCTGCGTTAAAACCTGCATATAACCAACCGCCGTGCGGGTCTGCATGTTCATAAGATGCTGGCTCAAAAATATCTGCTCTTACTTTTGGATAAGGTTTGTTTACACCAGCTGGTTTGTAAACCTCGCCTGTATCAGCATCAATAAAACAAATAATGCTTGCTCTTTCTCCATTACGCATAACCCATACTTTATCCCATTTTTCGCCGAATGTAACTCCGCGTTGCATATCATCGGGTGTTCTTTGATATTCCATGCCTTTGTAATAAGCTAATGCGTTGTCTTCTAGTTTTTTTAGCATTTCCACTAAAGCAAGTAAATAAGATTCTTGCGGCGCTTTATTGTTTTCTTTTATGCCTTCAATAGTATAAGTTCTGCCTTTTGCGAACCTACTAATTCTTGGCGCTTTTGGTATTTCGTAATCTTTCAATTTTACCATCCTTTCATAATTGAGTGTAACACTTTGTGATATGTATGCAAGTTAAACAGAACTTTTAAATTCATCAGTTCCAAATTCATTACCAAGAAGTTTTAGTAAAGCTGCTTTAGTTATATCTAAATTTGCTTTACCGTTTCTAAATACTTCTATAATGTCTTCATCTTTGTAGCCTGTATCCCTTGTTACTTGTCCTGTAAAAGTGTTATGAATGTAAAGCTTCCATTCATTATTTGCATCTAAAACAACTTCTACAATGTTGTCATCGAATTTGCAAAACAAACCACCTTGACTTAATGCTTCGGGAGTTGTCTTAATTTCTTCAACATATAATGCTTTAGAATCTAAATAATCTAATCCTGCACGTAACCATAGTTTTGTTGCTTTTGTAAAACCAACTGAGCGTTCTATACCTTCTGACATATTAACCTACTTTCTTTTTGTTTAACTCATCAGCTTCTGCCATCAGCTGCATCATCTGCGGCTGGTGTGTAGGCAAGAAATAGTTTTGCATGTAATCTTGGTGAGATTCAAATTCGGGAAATAACTTATTAAATTCTTTTGGCTTTAAATCCCAACGGTCTTTTGCAATCATTGTAGAATCTTGAAAATCATCACTCTCATCATCTAAGAAAATATCTAAGACTTCTTCCCAAGTCCACTCGAAGTAAGTGTACTTACCGTCTAAGAGCGGCTTGTCGCGCTCTACCCACTCATCCCAAGTCATGACTAGCTTCTCGCCATCGTTGGCATGTTTTGCAGAGTTAGACGCATCTATCATATAAACTTTTTTGTCAACTGGATTTGTTTTCTTTAACAAGCAGTGAAAGTTATAATTCTCAATTCCGTAAGTCTGACGCAACACAACTACATATTTGTATTGGTCTTTATTTTTACCATGAACATTTAAGTATTCCATGAATGTTGCTTTGACGCAGTCACCACCAGCCAT